ATTAGTCATGAAAATAGACATAAAGAAAGTGCCGATGGTCCGTGTCACGTGGTTAGATGCTCGTGATATGGAAACTGGTTGGCTGTCTTTACAAGAAATTGTTAATGCTCCGTTGGCCTTGTGTCAAGAAGTAGGGTGGATGATAGTTAATAACAAAGAAAAGATAGTTATTATGCGTTCTTGGTGTCTTGATAAAGACGACAATCATGGAGGTGGTGCTATCGCTCTTCCAAAAGGTTGGATAACAAAGATAGAATATTTAGGAGTAATATATGCAGAAAGAAGTAAGAATAAATAGTTTATTTGGAGAAACTATCTATCAAACAAATATAGATAATAAAGAAAAAATTAATAAAGAAATAACACCTCACATTGAAAAATTTGTAAAAGCTAGTCCAGGAAGCACAGCGGCAACAACAGATGTTAAAGGTAATACAATGTTTACCGATTTAGAAGAGGCAAAAGATAATTTACACACAGACCCTAAATACAAAGTTTTATTTACTGAGTTACAGTTTTACATATCTGATTTTTTAAAAGCAAAAGGGTATAGTCAAGATAAATTTGATGCTCACATTACAAAAGCTTGGGCCACGTATACTGTTAAAGATCAATATATAGCTAGTCATAAACACACAGCTAGTCACTTTAGTATGGTTTATTATGTTCGTAACGATGATATGGGAGACATACATTTTGAGAAAGAACTAGCTGCTCAAACAGGTTTGTTTATACCACCCACAAAAGAATATATAGTTGACTGGAATCAATTTAATTTTGCCAGTTATATTTTTCCTGTTAAGACAGGAGACTTTTTAATATTTCCAAGTGGCCTTCTTCATTACACACAGACCAATACTAAAGATGAGCCTAGAATTAGTGTTAGTGGTGATATCTTATTAACTATGAAAGAAGGTATTAAAACAGAACACTGTATTCCGCATCCTTCGGGCTGGAAAACAATTTGAATTAAAAGTCAAGCAAACAATTTTAAAATTGTTCTTGAAATTTAATCGCTACCTGTTTAGATTAATTCTTACCCAAAAAATTTAGAATAAGGAGATTAACATGCAAATGTCTATGGATGACGTATTAAAAGCTATTGCCAACTTGGCTGATAAAGTTGGAAGATATCACGAAAGATTATTAACTGTAGAGAGAGAAAAGGAACATTTGCAACAAAGTTTGAGTAATCATTTGTCAGGCTGTAAGTGTCATGATCCTGATTGTTCTAAAGATTAATTTTCTTCGTTTTTACCAAAAACATCTGGTAATTTAACTACTTTTATAAGAACATCTTTTTTAATATCATTAATTGTTGTATCTGTTTTAGGGTCGGCAACATCATTGTCGGCATCTAATTCAGAGTCATATTCAACACCTGTCTTTGTGTTTAATACTTCCATATGAACTTCGGGATGAATGATAGGAACTTTCTCTCCATTTACCGTTTCATACCCTACTACTTCACTGTCTTTAACTTTTTTCATTAAGTTATCTCCATTATACTTACTAATATTACTAGGCCATTGCCTGTTATATTTATAGCATCTTGTTGTTCTAAAACAATAGGTTGATTTAAAACCTCAACAAAACCACCGTCTGCTACGGCTGTAGAATAAAGAACTGTAGCTAAGTTTGAGCTACTATTATCTGTCATTGTTATAGCAGGTGTAATTGAACCTCCACTTGAATTAGATAATCTAATACTTTTTACAATTGTTGTAGTAGGTAAAACAGGAGGCACTGCACCTGAATCAGGAGTAGGAACAGTGTATACTGCTGTAGCAGATCCTGTTCCTGTCTTAGAAAAACTTTTAAATAAATCAGCCAAGAAACCAAGTCCTTGCTGATGATTCATCTTTTAAATCTTGTTGATAACCAAAATTTAATTGTTGAACTATTTGTTCGAGCAATCTAGTAAGAATATCTATTATATTTGGCTGATATTCTGGTGTTGCTTGAGGAAATCTAGTTGTTGTTATTTTAGCCATTATCTACCTCCATCTGGTTGTACGTCTAATCGTAAAGTTCCATATCTCCAGTTGTCACCCGCAGCATCACTTTCAATACGAATGTTTGCTTGTCTACCTCGTCCTCTTAAATCAAATTTATCCGTTGTTGATGTAACAGTTCTTGTTGCGGATGTAACAGATGAGGAGCTAGGATATGATTTAAAATTTAGTTTTAAATCGACAGAACCTGATAAATTTTTAAAGTTTGGTATTCCTCTACCTATATGTAAGAAAGGTTGACCATCTGCTATATCAAAGTCACCTGACTCTATAAAAGCTGGTATTCCTGCTGTTACGTTATCTGTTCCTGTTTCATGTTGATATAAACTAGTTGCACCAACAGTGACACCAAAAGCAGCAGGAGTTGTTCCGGTGGCCGTGGTCAAGTATTCGGTAGCATATGGTTTTTGATAGACACCGTAATCCTGCCAAGTTGTTCTAGCTAAAGATCCAGTTGCCCAACAATCTTCTAAATAATTATAAGTAACAAATCTATCTATTTGTGTTGCATCATTAGATGTATAAAACCATGTAACTTCGTTAAACTCTGAATTAACTGCAGCATATGTTTCTGGTTGATTAGTTATACTAAAATCTTCAAAAACGTAGTCTTGAACAGAACAAGGCATTTTAGAAATAGCACCATCAAATTTGTAAAACGAATTCTGTGACATCCAAAAAGCAGTTCCGTTGACATCAACAGCAGAGTGTAATGATACAGCACCACAGTTTGCACCTATTTGTGTTAAGTTAAATGTAAAGGGAGCTCCTACAAATTGTAAAGCATTTAAAGACGTATCTGTCCAAACCAATACAGCGTTACGAGATCGAACTGCTGTAATTATTTTAGATCCATCTTGAATACGAAAAGACCCTGCAGTATTACTTGAGCTAGGAGTCCAGTCACTAAAACTTTCTTGAGAAGAAAATCTTAAAAATAAAGAATCTTGTGTTGTGCCTGATCCTATTGTTGTTTCAGTTCCAAATAAAAAAGTATGTCTATCAGGCATAGAAACTAAATTAAATCTAGAAACAGTAGGAGCACTTGATACAACAGCAGCCGGTGTTCCTGGTCCAGCAGAAGTGTCCCATCTAAATGTCGATCCGTTGTTAACTGTTGCTAATAAATCTTCACCAAAATTATCAAAAGACCAGTTTCTACCTTCAATAGTAACGTTAGAAGAGGATCTAGCTGTACCCCATGCTTCTTTGCCCCATTGATAAGTACCCCAACCATAACCGTATTGAGATACCGCTGTTCCAACACTAATTTGATATGTTGCTGTAACGCTTCCACCTCCGTTACCTGTAGCATCTGCTAGAGTGCTAGTTCCTGATGAGTTTGTATAAGTAACTGTGTACGTACTTGCGTTTGTAACACTTGTAATTTGAAATTGTGCATTCATTTCTAAATTATTTACAACATTATTTGTTGTGCTATCAGAAAAAGTTACAAAATCTCCTACCTCAGCTCCATGACCACTATCGGTAACAGTTACAGTGGCACTATTATTAACAGTTGCGAAAGGATTTGTAAGCGTGCCACTGGTTCTTCTTATAGGTGTTATATCATAAACAACACCTTCTGTATAAACATATAATTTTCTATCTGTTCCGATGGCCGTGTATCTAACACCATCTAAATCTGTCCAAGCGTGCATGTCTCTTGCAACACCTATTAAACTATCACTTACTAAATATATCCAGCCACCAATTTTTTCTGGTAGTCCATATCTAAATCTTACAAAATCAGAATCTGTCCAACGTCCAGCAGCACCATATTCTGTGTCTTGTTTGTCAATACCAGGTGCAAAAGCTATTTTAGTTAAAGGCATTTTATGTCATCCTCAAAAATCTATAATTTACTTCACCTGCGCCGCCAGTACCACCACTTGTTTGTCCTTGTGCACCGCCACCACCAGCTCCAGATCCTCTAGATCCATTACCACCTGAAGAAGAACTAGCTACACCACCAGCACCACCTGAAACATTACCGGCATAGGAAGCTCCACCTACACCACCTGTAATTTGACAGTTATCACCACCACAGTTGCCAGGGTTTGTACCAGCTACACCATTACCACTTTGATTAAAAGTGCCAACGGGGCCTGAATTAAAACTTGTTATATTTAAACCATCTAAGGTTGTACCGCTTGTTAACACCGTGCCTGAAAGAGTAGCACTACCACCAACACTTGCAACATTAGATCTTAAAGGTCCTTGAACACCGCCGTTAAGACCTTGACCTCCTGTACCTCCAGCTAAAGAAAACAAAGATCCAGAGGAAGATCCTGAAATAGTAGTAGCTCCACCATTGCTTGCTGAAGTATTATATGGATTACCGCCTGATGGAATTCCTGCAACTCCTGCCGCAATTGTTAAATTTTCACCACCTGTGACTGTAAATACTTTATCAGATATATAAGCTCCTGAAGAGCCACCTGCTCCTGCGGATTCACCACCTGCTTTATCATATTCAGCACCCGATACGCCACCAGATCCACCACCTACTGCAAATTGTATATGAATGGCGTTAGCGTTTTGTGGAACGGCTACTGTTCCTGTTGTGCTAGAAAAAGCTGTTGTGGTAAAAAGAGTGTAGATTTCACGCCACGTATTATTATCTTTAACGTAAGCGTTTGTTATAGTCTTGTTAGTAAAAGAAGTTCCATCATGAACATACAATTGTCCTGTATCAGAACTAATTTCTCTCCAAGTGCCTCCATCTTTTACAAATATTGCCATGCATTACTCTTACGCGTATTTATACCAAATATCTCCATTTGAACCGCCACTGGGTGCAGAAGAACTTACAGTTCTTGCTCCGTTAGCGTTTGTTCCTGCTGTAGCAGAAATAAAAGCTTGAACATCACTACCAATAGCTACTCCTAAATTAGTTCTACTTGTGCCAGCATTAGCTAAATCACTTAGGTTATTTGCTGTTTCAACTAATCCTGTAAGTTGTGTTCCTGAAAAATTATATTTTATATTTGCATATGTTGCCATTTTACTTCTCCATTAATTTCCAACCATAGGTGCTGCCTGAATAAACTAATGCAAAAGCCGCACCTTCGGTTGCTACTGTAAGATTTTGCACTGAACCATCTATTTTTAAACTGTTTGAATTAACAGTTAAATTATTGTTATCAAAAGAATTTGATACATCAACAAATCTAACTTCATCACCTACTGCGGGTCCAGAGGGTAAAGTTACTGTTATTGCACTAGAAGATGTATTTACAAAAAGTTTATCACCAGGAAAAGCTGTACGAGCTCCTGTAATTGTTGTCCAACTACCGCCTGTAG